TTAGATATTACGTAGAAACATTAGAAGCAGAATATAGACACTGCAAGACTAATGAAGAATGTAAATACCTAGAGCGAGTGATCGCTAAACTTAAAGATATAATTAAAAGAGGATAATAAATGAAAGCTCTAATAGATGCAGACAGTATGATATATAAAGCAGGCTTTGGTGTAGAAGAAGCTATTGACTGGGGTGATGGAGAAACTACATACCATGGTGAGATAGAGGATATGAAAGATGCTATTGATGGTATGCTTGATTCTATTACATTCGCTACTGGATGTGATGATTATGAGCTTCATTTAACTGGTAGTGGTAACTTCAGAGATCAAGTAGTTAGTGACTATAAACACAACCGTAAGGGTATGAGAATACCTGAATGGGTAGCTGAACTAAAGCAGCACATGGTTGAAGAGCTAGGAGCTATCCTACACAAAGGATGGGAAGCTGATGATGCTGTTGTGTATTTAAAGACTAAGTATCCTGAGGATTATATATTATGTGCTATCGATAAGGATGTATTAATGCAATCAGTTGGTACTCACTATAACTATGGTAAACAAAAAGATGTAACAGTAGATGAGTGGACTGCCTTACATTTTAAATACTACCAATGTATAGCGGGCGATCCTGTTGATGGCTATAAAGGTGTTCCTGGTATGGGTCCTAAGAGAGCTGAGAAAGCCTTAAAGGATTGTACTAATGAAAGAGAGTTGTGGGTAGCTGCGTTATTAGCTTATAGGTCAAAGGGCTTAAGAAGAAGTAATGCTATCAATACTATGAGGTTGGCGTGTATGCATCAATATGATGGGGAAGGTGTAGTACTGTGGACCCCTCCGCATCGAGGCTAGAGTTACTTTCTAGTCTTGAGTTGTTGCAGATACCGATAGATACAAGGAGAGGGTATACCTACTTATGTAGTTAGGTTCAGTGTCACACAGGATGAGGCATGATAAAAGAACTGGAACCTTCTATAAATAGAAATGGAGAGAAGATGAACGTAGAGAAAATACTACAGATACTTGAAGAAGCATTCCCTGATAGGATAGTGATAGCTAGATTATCCGATTATGATCAAGGAAGACAACACGGTAGATTAGAAATAATCAGATATATAAAACAATTAATAGAAGAAAAGGATTAATACACATGAGCGGATTATTTGGATCTAAAACACCAGCACCAGCAGCACCTATCCCACCAGCAGCACCAGTAGAGGAAGCAACATTTAAAGCAGGTGGTGATGATGAAGGTAGAGGTGACCTTAAGAAAAGAGCACAAGGAAAGAAGAGGCTACAGATACCATTAACTAAAGGTAAAGCATCTTCAGGATTAGGTATCCCTAAATAGATGGAAGACATTAGCCTAAAAACTAGGTGGTCCAAACTAGATAGTGAAAGGAATGCTGTAGTTGATAGAGCTAAAGCATGTGTTGAATTAACTATACCTTCATTACTGGTAGATGCGACACACACAGAGGATACACGACTAGCTACACCTTATCAATCATTAGGTGCTAGAGCTGTTAACAACTTAGCGAGTAAATTACTACTGAGTCTATTACCACCTAACGCTCCTTTCTTTAGGTTCATACCTGATAAGATTGCTATGATGGAGATGGAACAAGCACAAGCAGGAGCCGCTGCACAAGTTAACGAACAGTTAGCTGATATTGAGAGAGCACTTAGTGCACAGATTGAGAGAGAAGCACTAAGGGTGCCTATATTTGAAGCTTTAAAACTACTGGTAGCTACTGGTAATGCATTAGTCTTTAGAGATAAAGATGAAGGTACAAGGGTATTCAACTTAAGTCACTATGTGGTTAAGAGGAGTCCAGAGGGTGTAGTTAAAGAGATAATGACTCTTGAAAGAGTTAAGCCTAGTGACTTACCTGACCCTAGTAAATACGATAGTGAAGATAAAGACATAGACCTATATACAATTGTTAAATACAATACAGAGACTAAGAAGTATGACTCATGGCAAGAAGCTGGTGATGAAGAACTTGAAGGTACTCGAGGTGTATATACTACTAAGAATATGCCTTATCTACCATTAAGATGGACATCAATACATAATGAAGATTATGGTAGAGGTTTAGTTGAACAATACCTAGGTGACTTGAGGTCACTAGAAGCATTGACAATGTCTATTGTAGAAGCATCAGCAGCAGCAAGTAAGATTGTATTCATGGTTAACCCAGTGGGTGCTACGAATATCAAGACACTAGCTAAAGCAGAGAGTGGAGCGATCATCAAAGGTAATGCACAGGATGTATCTACACTACAGGTGGATAAATCACATGACTTACGTATTGCATATGAAACACTTAATGATATACAGAGAAGACTAGCTAGTGCTTTCCTTCTAAATGAATCAGCAAGAAGAGATGCAGAGAGAGTTGACATAATAGCTCTCTATAAATTATATTAATTCGGGGGAACTCCAGAACGGACAATCCCGAGCTAATTAAGATTTTTAACTAAATTCCTAAAGGAGAAAAAATGGAATACAGAAAAATCACATTAAATATAAAAGACTTAAAACACACTTATACTATAGATACATTAGGTATAGTACGGAATGAGAGCACTGGTAAAACATTACGAGGGACATCAATATCTAAGAATAATAGATATGTTAAGATACACCTAGATAAATTTTATCCGCTACATAAGCTAGTAGCTTCTCACTTTATTACTAACCATGAGGAATTACCTTATATTAATCATATAGATGGTAATAGATATAATAACTCAATAAATAACTTAGAGTGGTGTACACAGTCACATAATATGAAACACGCATACAAGACAGGACTTAAGACTAATAGAGGTGTAAAAAATCCTATTGCAAAACTAACTGAAGATGATGTTAAAAAGATATGGGCTTTAAAATCCTCATCCTTAACAGCTCGACAGATTAGAGACAGACTTAAGCTTAATGTATCTATAGATGCAGTTAAGTCAGTGCGTCAGGGTAAAAACTGGACACATATAACAGATAATATTTAATGTAAATTAGTGTAACGACTATCCCGTGAGGGAGTAGGGCCGAGTGGCTCGAAACATATAGGTGCGAAACAAGCACAAGATATAGTCTACTCTATATAGGAATATATAGCAGTTCATAAGAGAACGGGTAAAGAAGTAACGCACTTTATTGAATACAAGGTACGGCAGAAGAGGTAAGACTTATGGCTGGAGAACTAGAGGATGCCTTAGGTGGTATCTATAGTATTCTAACACAGGAACTACAACTACCATTAATTAAGTTAATGATGTTAACATCTAAAGTTACATTCCCAGAGGGATTAGTAGAGCCTGTAATTGTTACTGGTGTAGAGGCACTAGGACGAGGACACGACTACAACAAGTTAGTACAGTTTGCACAAACATTACAGCAGTTATTAGGACCTGAGATATTTGCACAATATTCAAATGTAGATGCAGTTATTGCACAAATAGGTACATCACTGGGTATTGATACAGAGGGTCTGATTAAGACACCTGAGCAGAGACAACAGGAACAACAACAAGCTATGATGCAACAAGCTGGACAAGCTGGTTTAGATACAGCAGCACAAGCTGGTGGTCAAGCAGCAGTTGAACAAGGGATGATGTAGTGAGGTTGCCAGTTACAATGGCTCCTCCCACTCCCCCATACACAAGAGAGATAAAGAAGAAGGAAGTTAAAGATGGAAATACAACAAAGCCAAGAAGAAAACGTAAACCTAAGTCAACACGAACAAGCGATGGTGGACAAGATGGATGCGAACACAAACCAAACACAACAGGAACTACAAAGTGATGCTGATAAGAGGGGTGTAGCAGATGATGCTCCACTACCATCTGATGAAGTTAAGTTATATGCAGGTAAGTACAAGTCTGTTGAAGATATGGAACAAGCTTACAAAGAACTAGAAGGTAAGTTAGGTAGTAATGACGGTGAGACTAAAGAAGCTTCTACTGAAGCGGAAGAGGGTGATACAGTATCTACAGAGGCTGAAGCTAAAGAGTTAGCTGAAAGCAAGGGCATTGACTTTACAGAGTTGAATCAAGAGTTTGCTAACAATGGTGTATTATCTGAGGATACATACGCATCATTGGCTGGTAAGGGTATTGATAAAGCTACTGTAGATAACTATATTGCAGGACAAGAAGCTATTGTATCTCAGAACTTATCTAAGATGCAATCACTAGCTGGTGGAGAGCAAGGGTATCAAGATATGATATCATGGGCAGGAGAAACATTATCGGATGGGGATAAGGAAGCATTTAACTCTAGTTTACAAAATGAAGGACAAGCTGAATTTGCTATCCAAGGATTGTATGCTAGGTTCCAAGCTACACTAGGACCATCACTAGTTAAAGCTAGTAGTAATTCAACTACATCATCACAAGGGTATCAATCTAGTCAAGAGATGACTAAGGATATGCATGATGTTAGGTACAAGAAAGACCCTGCGTTTAGAGCACAGGTACAAAATAAGATAGCGAAGAGTAATTGGTAAGGTGTGTTTGGCATTGAGATGTAACCTATGTCCTAGACAAGTTTAACACTGATGATGTAAGACCAAACTTCTTTACTCCTCTTTTAGGTAGTCGGTAGGCTTTCAAACGCCTGTCACTACCTTTTTAATATTAAAACTATTATAAAATCGATGCCCCTATTAAGTATATCGAGGTGTATTTATAGGGATACCAAAGATGGAAATAAAAGACAATACATATTAATATCACGCGTAGGTGCCACTTACGGCTAACATATTAAACATAAAAATAAAACAAGGACATTTAAAACATGGCAAATTATATTCACTCAAATGGTATCGGTACTAACACACTTGATGCACACTCAGACAGAGCAATCGCTCTTAAAGTATTCTCAGGAGAAGTATTAACTTCATTCGAAGAGAACAACATCTTCATGGGACTAGTACAAACTAGAACTATTTCTTCAGGTAAGAGTGCTTAACATAAAGGGTTCTCTATAAACACTCATTGAATTGCTGGGACCTCCTTATGGGACAATCAGCAGCGAAGCCTAATCGAAAGATAGGAACGTTCAACGACTAGTGCATTGTGCACGTACATCCAAGTGGATGGAAGCGGTGAGTAAAACAAAATAAATTAAAAGGAAACATATATGAAAATATGTACACTCTGTGAGACTGAAAAGCCACTCGATGAATTCTACTTTAGAAAGGATTCAAATAAACACACTAATGAATGCAAAGATTGTCGTATTGAAAGACAACGAGTTAAGAAATTAGGGGTATCTAATCAAGATTATGAGAAGATGTTTATTGAGCAAGAGGGTCAATGTAAGATTTGTAATTGCAAACTAAATAGTAATAGATATACTAAGTTTGCTGTAGACCATGACCATAAGACAGGTCAAGTTAGAGGTCTATTATGTACAAACTGTAATACCGCTTTAGGACTATTAAAAGATTCTAAACACAGATTACAAAATGCAATTGATTATTTAAACAGTTTTAAAGATATAGTCTAATCTATATAG